TCTTCCACCGCAGTAGATCCTGACGGTATCAGTTCTTTGATTGCTGCGATGGCTTTGCCTGCGTTCTCGTTGCCGGCCAGCTTCTGGTTAAGCTCTTCAACGACCGCATCACGCATTTCCTGCAATTTATTTAAATCGGTTGAATCAATCGACATCTGTTTGGCTTTTGCCTCAAAATACTTCGGTGAGATGTAGATGATTTTACTCACATTCATCTTGTATTTCAGTATGGCTTTCTTCAATGCCGGAATCGACACGACATTTGAATACCAGCCTGAACGGAATATCGAGTACCACGAAGGATATGAGTAATACGGTCTGCCTGGTGATGGCATATAAATCGGGAAACAGACCTGACGGTTGCGTTTGGTATGCAATTTTTTGACCAGCTTTATTGCGTTTAGATCTGTAATCGCATTGTATTCATCAATGCAAGGATACTCTATAACATCTTTTGGAGATTTCCAATCACCGCAATAAAGCATTGATATGATATCGCCTTTGTCATTTACCGCCCAACGCGAGAAAGCGGCTTCACGATGGCGCAAGGCTTCAATAGTTTTGAACTCTTTGTCAAATACCATAATCGGAAATCCGTTGTGGAAATAAGACAAATCCGTTAGTGTTTCCATGAGATAAAGTGATATATCATTACGCTCACACCATTCAAACTCCTTGCCGTCAGTGATTTCAAAATAGTCAACCACCCTATTGTTTTTCTCATCACGGATAAGCTTCACGAGCTTAGGTCCTAGTCCGTAACCGACTTTCCAGTTGAAATTGGCATTGGTGCCCACAATCTCGGCTTTGTCCATAAGATCTAGAACACGTTGAGGCAGCAAATTGTCAGGTCCCCAATCCGGGACTTTGAATTTCTCGACATCACGTGTTTTCAGATTAGACTCATCGAATTTGTCCTCAACAGACGATTCCACGAGAACTGCCTTTGCATCCGGCAAAAAGCAAATACTGTTATCAATCCAGATTCCTTCGTTCATATGAATACTCTCATTTGGTCTATTTCCATAATTGTCAGGCGGTTGACTTTACGAATCTTCTTTGAGTCAACGCATTCGATATTCATTGTATCTCCTGACGAGTGAAAAGAGGTTACACGAGCCTTTTCAACGTTCACCACCGAACCGTTTTCGGCTCTCCATTTGATTTGGAACTCCTTTTTCGTCTGTACGTATTCGAACAGCTGAGATATGTGAATCGTTGCCATAACAATCATTTTTCGGCAAAATTAGCACTCGAAACAAACTCGCCAGCGACAAAAAACAGGCACAGGCTGACTGTTTTTCCATCACTATACCCGTTGTAAATTTGAAAAATTCACAACTCCTTGAAAATCAATAAAAGCCCCGAATCAAAAAACGCGGCAGGCGTTTTTTTCCGTCGGAAGACCCCGCGCCGCCCTCCCGACAATTTGACAATTGCCACGCCTTTTTATGCGAAATATGCCGAGCGTGTTTTTTATGGGATGGGGTCGGCTGGTGGTCGTGTTGGTGGTGGGTCGTGTTGGTGGGGCGGTGTGTTGTTGGCGTGGTGGTGGTCGTGGTGTGGTGTGGTCGTGGTGTGGTGTGGTCGTGGTGTGCTCCGTGCGTTGGGCTGGTGTGTGTTGCTCCGTCGTCTTGCGTTTGCGCATGGCGACTATAACTATCAATGCTCCGTTGCGATTGTGGTGAGGCACGAACCTCTATCGCAGGAGCATACCATTTATTGAAATCAAAGTTTCCATATTCAGATGGAATGTTTGATTTCAACACGTTGCGTCGTGAAACAAAGCGATTATCTGTGATAATCTTAACTATATGTGAAGTTGTGCGGCTGCCGGCTCGCAGAGCCTTGTGCCGCACAGCGAACACCTTTTGGATCGGCCGACCACAAAAAAAGCCGTGGGAGGTGTTCCCACGGCTGCCGATGTCCTGCCAGCTTATTGGCGGTTGTAAGTTATAATCTGTTCCCCGTTGCTGTATGCTTCAACGTGTTCAATCTTCACGCCTTGCTCAATTGTCGGGTAGTTGCTGTTAACTACAAGATTTTGCGCTGTGGTGGCGTGCTGTGGGTCTTTGCCTTTGTGCGAGTAATCGACCCGAACGAGTAAATAAATGGTGTTTCTTCTCATTGTCTTGCGGTGTTGTGTCAAGGTGGGGAGGGTTGCCCTCTCCCCACCTCTGGCGGTTTACTTCATTACTTCGGTTTCAAGTTCTGTGATTTTTTCTGCGATTTTATCTCTCAAATCCAAGACAAAACCTTTCACCAGTTGCGCCTGGCTTACGCTGGTAATGTCCGAACGTTCGCCGTACATATCAACTCTAACAAGCTTGATACGGTACAATTTACTTTCGAAGTTCTTTTCATCGATTTCGTCCTGCACCAATTCGGCAATAGCTGCCAACTCCTTATCGGTCTTGTGGAACTTTTCGAGATTGTCCATAAGTGTCTTTTTGTGTTCGATGTTCTTGAGACACTTTTCAAGTTCCTGCTGGTGCTTTTCGAGTTCCTGACGTTTCTTTTCCTCATCGCTCAAGGTCTTTGCGATGACCTCGCCCACACTCTCCGGCTTTTTCGGTGTTGCGCTGTTTGCGTTGTTGTTTGCGTTCTGCGCTGCCTGTGCTGCGCCTGTTGTCTGTGCCTTTGGGGCTTCGATTGGTTTTGTTGCCATAATGATAAAATTTTGATTGTTAATAATTTAGTTGATTACATTTAATTGCTTTTTGTTTGGATTGGTGCGACCTGTGAGATATCGAACAGGTGGCACACTGGGAAAAAGTCGCGATATTCGTCGTTGACCTCTTTTTCTTCGTTCTCGGTGTCCTGTTCTTTGAGTGGCTTACCCCACACCATGAAAGAGACTGACCCTTTTTTAACTTGGAAACCTCTATATTTCCATTGTTCGAACGTGTTGAGTTCCTTTGCGCCTTTTCTCTGCATATAGTATTGGATTAATAACTCGTTGACTTTCACGCCATCATCGACTTTGTCTTTGTTTTCCTTTACGAGTTTGTTGGATAACTCTCGGAGTTCCTGCCTGCGCTGGATTGCTCTCGCTCTCTTCGGGTCGGTGTTCTCCGTGTTGGTTGTTGTCTGCTGTTCGGCTGCTGCCTTTGTTTCTGCTTTCTTTGTGTTCTTTGTTGCCATGTCTTTAATCTCCTATATTTGTTAATGTTTAAAGTTATAATACATATATTCCAATTGTCTGATGCTTAAGCCTGTTTCGGCTTGCAGTTGTAAAAGTTCTTCATAATCCAGCCCGACCATTGAACTGGCTGCCTTTGCCCTGTAATTGAATTTAACTGTTCCCATGTCCTTAATTTTTTGATTTTATTCTTGATTCTACTGGAGTGAGCCTTTTTTAAAGAATTCATTCGTTCGAGTCATTTTTTTTAATGAGTTCATTCCCTCATCTCTTTCGTTTCGCCTTTTTGTACGGCATAAAGAGAGTAGCATCATGAAAATCAAGGATTTTCGCAGAAAAAATACTACCCGCAGGCGTGGAGATTTTTTCGGAAACCCGAAGGGCTTGACCTTGATTTTTAAACTGATGCGTAACTATCTTTGCCGTTAAGAAAAGCGAAAAACGAAACGAGTGAGAATGACCACGGCCAAAGCAAAAGTGACTCGACACGAATTCCTGCAAAATAAGACGCCCATGGCGTCGCAGCGATAGGGATTGAAGCGGCATCCTTTTCAATCGCGGCTAATGATTCACAGCCACGATTGGAAAGATATAGCGGAAAGCCTGGGCCGTATGGCATCGCCCGGATAAAAAACAAAAACCTCCGACCCTAAAAGAGCCGGAGGTGGCAACAGGACAAATACAAAGAAATGAAAGTTTCAGACGTACATATAGAAACTCGAGTCATACGGCAGCAGCACGCACCCGATGAAGTTTGTGTCCCATGCGTCCGTGCCATCGGTGCGAAGCTCATACGGAAGGTTCTCATCAGTCTCCTGCACTTTTTCCCCAGACTTATCCTTCTGGAAGCCCTTGCTGCCAATCTTGGTACCGGCAAGAGGAATAGCCTGAAGCAGATCCACGTTGTTATCAGCGTTGAACATCGGGAACAGTTTGCCGTTACCGTTGAAAGCATCATTGATCAGAAGATGCTTTTTGTCATGTGCCATCGGTGTGGAGAGGTATTTATCCTCAACCGTCCATCCGTATTTCGCAAATTCCTCATGCACCACATATCTTGCATCGTGGCCAGCCTCGACATAGTTCACACTGAGAGCTGTTGAGTCGAAGTAATAGATTACCGTTTTCTGCTTGTGAAAACGGTAGTATTCGCAGAAGTCCTGGATGACTTCACGAAGACGCCTGTCGTATTTCGTGAAGAAGCTTTTCAGCGTCTTATGTATGTGGCCTTGCACTTGTGCAGCCACAAGCCATGTGATTTGTGCATTGTAGTCGAAGGAGACGGCGATAGGCTTATCCGTCTGGAGGTCGGTGTCCAGACGGCAGTCATAGGCCTGTTGGCGGTAGTCATTGAGTTTGGAGTTGTCGGTGGCCGTATAGGTGTGGTTCGACTGAGAAAAATTGGCGTAGAATTTGCCTTTTGTGTCAGTGATACGCTGGCAGAGTATCTCTGCCTTGAACACCTCAGGCGTCAGCTCTCGTTCCATGCGGTGGAAGTATTCAGCGCCGATGATGTCAATGTTGTCGATTGACGGACGTATGGTGAAATACAGGCACTTGTTTCTGAGATAAGAGAGCTGACGCCTGAGGATACTTATCTCCCGTTTGTTGTAGGAGTTGACCGGCTGTGCCTCGAGTTCCTCAAGCCTTATAGCGTCCCGGATGATGAGGTTGTACAACTCATCATCCTTGAATTTATCGTATCGATTAATAAGCCAAAGACCCTCTTTGTTTACCGGCATATCTGTGAAGAAGTGGAATCCCCAAAGGTGCGGGTACTTGACAACATCATTGAAATGTACCGAGGTTCCTCCCATTGCCGGAAACAGTTCGTTGGATAGTTTTTCATACGACAATCCTTTGGCTTCATCACCGATAAGCCAGTTGATTGTCAGTGAGTTTGAACCCATCGGAACCTCTTGGGAGACGATGATCATGATTGTGCCGTTGCAGAACCACACCACGTCATGAAGATCCGTCGGCAGGAAATAAGGCTCTGCGAAGCCGAGCCTTTTGTCCGGGCGTTTGCCGATGACGTAGTGGATATCGCGGCGCAGTCCCATCTGTTCGAGCGCCATCAGAGCCGACGGCAGCGTGCGAGAGTGTGCCTGACGGAAAGACGAGGCAATGAAAACGCCTGTCGAACGCGGCATCTCGAGCACGTTGTCACGAATGCGTTTGGCCACCAGGTACGATTTGCCCCAGCGACGGCCGCAGATATTCACGGAGTCCTTTGCGTCAACAACAGCCCAACGGCGTTGCTGCTTGTGCATATAAATATCAATCGCCATTGCCAACCTCTTGATATTCAACATCCTCATACAGCACCTCATCCTGTGAGATGTTGTATTTTTCAAGTATCTTGAGCGTCTCTTCACGCTCACGGCCTGTGATCTTCACGCCCAGAGCCTTAGGGTCGTTGACGATAACTACCTTGTCGATGGTGAAGTTCTGACGAATCTCGCTGAGGTCGATATCGTCGGTGCCGGTATCGAACGACTTGCCGTATGCGAGAGCTATCTTGGTAAGCGTCTGCGCATATTTGAGATCTCCATTCTCTGCCGCTGACGTCGCTTTGGTAAGAAGATAGTCTATCTTCTTGCGAACGAATGACTTGCTTGCTGAATTGACATTGCCTAGCGCATACGTGGTGTAGCTGATGACGTTCAACGCTGTCATCCTGTTGAGGTTGAAACGGTGC